ATACAGTAGAAGACCGTCACGGTGAAGATAACGATGGTGTCGCTGACTTTTTCGAAGAGGCTCTTGTCGTGATTCATTGTGCTTACAGCTTACAGGACGGACGCCGATCCGTCAACAACTTCTATGCAGATTTTTTCGATTCCTGGACAGCGTTCACTCTGCCGAGAGCAAGGATCGTGCCAACCCCCCCAATTTTCAAAAATTTTTTGACTTGCTTGTTTCGCGTTGCGGTGGGGGGAGGTTTTCCTCAATCTCTAATCCATTTTGTCCCATTTCATTATATTCCTCTATTTATATGTCCCATGATATATAAACATATATATAAAAATATACATATAATACCCCTCCCCCCTTTTTTAAAAATATATATCTACATTTTCTATTATGTGCTTAGTTGAAATCAAAAAAAATAAACGCCCTTTTTCCTTGAAACAAAATATGAAAAAAGATAGAATACACACAAATGGCCGCCCACGTTCCTGAATACATCAAATCAACTAAACTTAAAAACGTATTAGATGAAGATGGCGAGCCAAAAAAATGGTCATCTGGTGAAATAGTTTTGGTACAAATCGGTGATGTTTTTGAAAAGTATTGTTGTACTAGTGTTAAAACAAAAAAATTTAAATTTAATTATTTTATCCATCATTCTTTATTTATACCACATATAGAATATAAGAATCAGAAACGAATTGAAAAAGCTAATACTCCAGAAGCTTTACATTTAACAAAAGTTGTTAACGATATTAAAAGAGCAGGTTGTTGTTGTATATGTGGATATAAAGAAAACATACAAGCATTACTATTTGATCATGTAGAACCAGATAAAAAATCAGCCGATGTTAGTGACTTAGTTCATCCTTATAGATTAGCGAGCAATAAAAAGAGACCCGCGATCTTTCAAAAAACAATGGAAGAAATTAGCAAATGCGTTATTATGTGTGCCAATTGTCATTCAATAAAGACTTTTAATAATAAATGCGGTCGTGAAAAATTAAAAAAATATTATGTTTCACCTGAAGATTTTTTGATTAGGAATAATAAATCTACCGTTATTCAACAAACATTATATAACGACGAATATGAAATCAGTGAACAAAAAATAGAATTCGCCAAACCTAATTATTTACAAGAAAATGATATAAAAATAGATATTATAAGTAATGAATTATGTGCTGATATATAAAGATGGTCGCGGTACTAAAATGGCGGCAATACCGGATGAAGAAGGTGTTTATAAAACAAAAATCAACTTCTCAGATTTTAAAGAAGATATAACAAGCATTGAAGTTCTTGTTATGGAAGTAGAAAACCCGGAAATTTTCTGTGATTGTGGTAATGAAGACTATGATTATATAGAAGGTGAGATCGTGGGTAAAATGGTTGCATCAAAAAAAATCAGCGAATGTATAAAAAAACTTGGATTTGAGAAGTTTTTTACTACAATGATTAAACAATTTATCAAAAAGGAAGCTAATCTATAATGTCAAATCAACAATTAAAAGTATTATTTATTACTCCACATTTATCTACTGGTGGCGCACCTCGTTATCTGCTAGAAAAAATTAAACTATTAAATGATTCATGTGAAATCTATTGTATTGAATATGATGACATTACTGGCGGAGTACTTGTTGTTCAAAGATCAGAAATACAAAGAATATTAGGTAATAAACTCATTACTATTGGTCAAAATAAAATGCAGGTACTCGATGAAATAAAGCGTATTGCGCCCGACATCATTCATTTCGAGGAAATGCCAGAATATTTTTGTACATACGAAGTTGCAGAAGCGATTTATAATGTTAATCGTACATACAAGATATTTGAAACATCACATGATAGTAGTTTTAATCCTGATAATAAATTATTTTTTCCTGATAAGTTCTTATTTGTTAGCGAATATCAACGTCAAATGATGTCAAGTATCAATATAGATTCGGAAGTAGTAGAATTCCCTATTACATACAAGAAGAAATCAAATAGGTTAACAGCGTTAAAAAAGTTAGACCTTGATCCTAATCTTGTTCATGTTATTAATATTGGATTATTTACTGCTCGTAAAAATCAGAAAGAATTAATAGACTATGCTCGAAAACTGACTAATTTACCAGTGCAGTTTCATTTTATTGGTTCTTTAGCAGATAATTTTAAATATTACTGGGAAGATGCAATAAAAGATTTACCGCCGAACTGTAAAATCTGGGGCGAAAGAAGTGATGTCGATAATTTTTATGATGCAGCTGACTTCTTTTTCTTTGCTTCAAAAGGTTTTGAACACGATAAAGAAACTAGTCCATTAGTTATTAAAGAATGCATTGGTTGGAATTTGCCTATTTTCTTATATAACTTACCTGTTTATTGTAATATGTACAATAAATATGATAACATGATGTTTTTATCATTAGATAAAGATATCAATCTTAATATGCTGAAAGAAAAGATCACGTCTGTGTATGATGAAGTAATTGGTAAACATATTGATAGCTCTCATTATTCATTAAACTTTGACATGAAAGAAGATAAATTTTGGATTTCATGTTTAGATAATCCTATTAATAATCCAGAAGTTCGCGCACATTTGGTTTTCAAGGACATTGATTCTTTGACTACGTTTTATTCAATAAGGAATCACAAATTTAATAAAGATATTAATACGTGGATTTTACCAATGGGTCCATCTGTTAATTTTGGTAGTAAAGAAGATTTTAGAGGTTTTATTGTAGATTTTTACGATCTGAATTATAAATTTTTGTTTAGTAAAGAACATTTCATAAGAAATACAAATAGACATCCTGATAAAATAGAGTTTTCACTGCATAATCCATTTGATAGAACATTTTGGAATTATCAAGAATTTTTTATTTTTAAAAATATAGAAAGAGAGTTTCCTACTCTTGATTTAAATAATCTTAAAACGATTTTAGATCTCGGAGCTAATAACGGAATTTTTATAGAAAAAATGTTGCGAAATGGAGCGCAGAAAATTTATGGTTTTGAACCAAGCCCCAATGCCTTATCTAATTTAAGACATCGTTATGGTTCAAATAATAAAGTAACAATTGTTAATAAAGCTGTAAGCGATAATTCCGGTAAGTTGACTTTTTATTATCATCCTGAAAATTCAACAATTAGCGCTTTTGATAAAAACCATATTACTCCTCATCTTCCAGAGAATGAAATACTTAGTTGTGAAGTTGAAACTATTAAATTAGATGAATATTGTGCATCACAAAATATAAATACTATAGACTTAATAAAAATTGATGTTGAAGGTGCCGAATACATGATTTTGAATTCTTTGAATAAAGATTTTTATTCTAAAGTAAAAAATCTATTAGTTGAAATACATGAAAATGTGAATGACAAAGCTAAAAATTTGATTTCTTATTTGAGAAGTTGTGGATTTAAAATAAATAATTTCGCGGTTGGAGAAAATTCATGTTCAGAAGATCAACTTATAAATTCTATTAATGGTACTTTTTTAGCTACAAATATAAACATTTGTCCTAAATTAGTTACTGTTGTTATTCCAACATATAATCATGAAAAATATATAGAACAATGTATAGATTCAATTCTTATGCAAAAAAATATTGCTGAAGTAAATATTTTAATAACAAATGATGGATCTACAGATAAAACTTTCAATATCTTACAGAAATATAAAAATTTATCAAATGTAACAATTATAAATGAAGAAAAAAATATTGGCATAGTTTTTTCTAGATTTTATAATCTTTTATCTACATGTAAAACTAAATATATTACTTTTTTAGATGGTGATGATTATTATATAACAGACAATAAATTACAATTACAAATAGATTTTTTAGAAAAAAACAATGATTACATTTTGCATAGTCCAACCTATCTTTATCATAATGATTATGGTAATTTAAGGTATTCAGTAATAAAAGAATTAAGTTTTGAACAAAATGTCTTTTGTAATTATGTTTCTTGTGGAGTTATGTATAGAAATGATATATTACAAAATAATTTGCATTTGCTAAAAAAATATGATTGCGAAGAAGTATTTGATTTTTATTGGATATATCCTTTATTAATGCTTCAATTTGGCAAAGGCTATAATGACCAAAAAGGTTCTCCAACAGTAGTTTACAGATTACATGAAACTTCAGATTTTTCACATCTTAGTGAACAAAAGAAAAGGAAAAAAGTTTTTAAGCAAGGAAAAAAATTAGGTCAAATTCATGATGCTGATATATTACATGCAACTTTAAAAATCAAAAGAAATAAAAATATAATTGATTTTTATACACAAACTAGACAAGCAAGTTTTGAAGGATATATTGATATATATGATGCAAATACTAATAAAATCATAATAGAAAAAAGAAAAATAAATTTTTCAGCATTTGCTATCGATGATTGTGAGCTTGATCCTGTTGCGTTAAATTATAATTGGTCTTCAGTAGATATAGTAAATGATATTAATGTTAAGATAGATTTTTTTGATCGAAATCTTAAGTTTATATTTTCACGAAAGAGTAACGCTATAAAAGCTGTAATAGCTGCTGATGTATTTTTTCATACTCAATCGAATCTTGATAATTTTATTAATTATGCAATAAATATGAAGAAAACAGGTTTGCCGATATTGTTGATGACTAATTCTAAATTTGATCCTAAAGTAATCGATTATGTAGATTATTTAATATATGATAAGGAAAATAGGCTTTTTAAACATGAATATAAAAATTATAAGTCTTTAATCTTGTTTTACTCTAATCAGTTTCATAATTTTCATGTTCCAACTTTAGGAAAACAAAAGCATGGATTATCAGTATTATCTAATTTTTATAGAGCTTTGGTATTTTTAAAGAGTTTAAATTATACTCATATAATAAAAACTGAAGCTGATTGTATGATAGAGGATACAAATAGAATACTTGAAGAATTGCAAAACGTGGTTGATTCAGATAAAAAAGGGTTGATTTATTTACATAATGATAATGGTGATCTTTTCACTTCTTATCATGTAATGTATTTTGAAATCGATTATTTGTTGTCTATTTTTCCTCAAATAAATAATGAAAAAGATTATCAAAATTATATTCGTGATGAAAAGTTTTTATCAGCAGAAGAATTGTTGACAAATATTGTCTCGCCAAAAATAGATGAAATAATTATAAAAGATAGTGATTTAATTTTTACTGATTATGGAAAAAATAGTTCGTGGAATCGTATTCTATCTCCAGTAGAAAGTGATAAAATTATTAATGGATGCATACCAAATGTTTTTAGAGTGTATGAAAACGATGTATTGCTTGAAGATACTTTCGGTATTGCAATTATAGACATGAGTAACGGTCAAAAAAATGAATGTAAGTTTACTGTCGAAATAGAAGGAGTCATAAAAGAATATAATTTTATCATTGACAAATCTAATCCTTATTGTTTAGAATTAATAAAGTTTGATAAAAAACCAACTAAGGTTACAATAGTCAAAGAAAATTTTCAAAAAATAATAAATATTGTTGATACAATTAATATTGATAATGTTTTAAGAATTAAAAATGAAAATAGTTCACACGCATCCCGGTTTATTACCAATTCCTCCTAATGGTTGGGGCGCTATTGAAAAATTAATTTGGTTTTATCATACTCATTCTTTAAATAAAAATTATATTAGCGAAATAAGATATACAGATGATATTCATCAAAATGAATTTGATGTTGTTCATTCTCATGTAGGAAATTTAGCAAATCTTTTACATGAAAAAAATATACCTTATTTTTTTAGCATGAATGATCATCATGCTTATTTATATGGTAAAGATTCTTATACTTTTAAAGAAAATTATCTTGCTGCAAAAAATTCAATACATACATTTGTATCTGCAAAATTTTTAGTAGATTATTTTGATTTGCCCAATGTAAGTTATTTGTCTTTAGGTGTGGATAATTCTTTTTTTAAACCTAAAAATGATATAAAACAGCATAAGTTATTATGTGTGGCTAATAACGGTTTTAGTCATGACAGCAGTGAAGATCGAAAAGGTTTTTCTTATGCGATAGAAGCAGCAAGAAGATTGAACATGCCGATCACAATCGCTGGACCCAAGAATAATCAAAAGTTTTTTGATAGAATGAATGTCCAATATGACAAATTGGAAATTCGTTATGATTTAACTGAACAACAATTGTTAGAAACGTATCAAGAACATACTATATTTATCCATGCTTCAATTTTAGAAGGAGGTCATCCGAATCTAACTTTATTAGAAGCTCAAGCTTGTGGATTAATTGTTTTAGCTACATTTGAAAAAAATAATGATCTTAAAGGGTTAATAAGAATAGAAAGAAATCATAGATTTATTGTAGAAAAAATAAAACAAGCAATTGAAAATTATGATTTTTATAAGAAAATCACTTTAGAATCTGCCAAAGAAAATGATTGGTCTGAGGTCGTAGATAAAATGTTAAAAATTTATAAACAAAAAAAATGAAAGAAGCTTTATTAAAAAATTATACTAATACACCGTTTAAAATACAACGTTCTTTAAAACAAAAAAATGTTATTAATATTTCATTTAGAAACGGACCTTTTGTAGAGATTCTTGGTTCTTTAAATGAAAAATATGATATCAGCTTTGAAGATAGAAGTAATGGATCTACTGTTCATTCGACAGTTATAACTAACGGAATGTGGACCAGTTGTGGTATTAAATATTACGTACCTTGGAGAATTAATATAAAATCTGAATCATATTGTAATCAAATAGATTTAGATTTAAAAAATAAAAAAGTTTGTATTATTAATGATTCAGGATCTTTAGGCGATACTCTTGCATGGATGGATTCAATAAAAAAATTTCAAGAAAAACATGATTGTATTATAGATTATTATTCAACATTACATGAAATTTTTGATAAATCATTTTATAAAAATATCAATTTTTTTAATTTTTCAGAAGTTAATACTGATAAATATATTTTTATTTATAAAATAGGTTGTTTCAGACCTTTTGGTGCAAATGAAAATTGTCGCAAAGATTGGAGAACTATATCTTTGAGCGATGTGGCTAATGAAATATTGGGATTATCTTACGGTAATAATCCTCCTGAATTATTAAAACTAAATAATATAACTAATAATCAAAAAATAGTATGTATTGCTACACAAAGCACTGCACAAGCAAAATACTGGAATAATAAAGATGGTTGGCAAAAAACCGTTGATTATTTAAATTCTTTAGGTTATAAAGTTATTTGTATCGACAAAGAGCATACCTTCGGTATTGAAAATAATTTCAATAGTATTCCAAACAACTGTATTGACAAAACTGGAAATAAAAATCTATCAGAAAGAATACAAGATATTTATAATTGTGATTTCTTTATTGGTTTAGGATCTGGTCTTTCTTGGTTAGCTTGGGCTTGTAAAAAGCCAGTTGTTTTGATATCTGGTTTTTCTAATCCTAATTCAGAATTTTATACACCATATAGAGTTCATAATAACAAAGTTTGCAACAGTTGTTGGAATAATACTAACTATGAATTTGACGCTGGTGACTGGCTTTGGTGTCCAGAACATAAAAATGATGAAAGAATTTTTGAATGCACAAAATCGATTACGTTTGAAATGGTAAAAGAAAAAATAGATGCTTGCATATCTGATCTAAAGAAATGAAGACTTTAATAAATTTTGTAACTCACAGTTTAGGTGATAATATAGCTTTTTCTATTTATGGAGACGCTTATCAAAAAAAATATGGTGGACAAGTTTATGTAAAGACTAAATGGTATTTTTTATTTTATTCAGATAATCCAAATGTAATTTTTGTTGATTTGAATTATGAAGATGATTTCGATGTAGTGAAAGATATTCATTTCGTATTTAGAGAAGGACCAATGCAAAAAATAGCGTGTGATGCATTAGGTTTGGAATACGAAGAACTTATTCCTCTTATAAATACTTCGAGTAAGTACTCTTTTAATAAAAAGAAAAAATATGTTTGCATCAGTGTCCATTCTACTTCGCAAATGAAATATTGGAATAATGGTGTTGGTTGGCAGAAAGTAGTTCGTTATTTAAAAAAATTGAATTATGATGTTTATGTAATTGACAAGGATGAACTGTATGGATTAAAAGAAAAATGGAATAAGATTCCTGATGGCGCTATAAATGAAACAGGAAACTATCCTATTGATTATAGAATTCAACAAATCAAAAATTGTAGTTTTTTTATTGGATTGAGCAGCGGTTTATCATGGTTAGCTTGGGCTTTGAATAAAAAAGTAGTTATGATCTCTGGTTGCACAAACGAAGACAATGAATTTAAGAATAATTGTTATCGAGTGATTAACAAAAGTGTTTGTCATGGATGTTTAAATGATAGCAAAATAGACAATTCAAATGGAATTCTTACTCATTGGATGTACTGTCCAAGAGATAAGGATTTTGAATGCACAAAAAGTATAAATTTTGAAATGGTAAAATCTCAAATAGATAAATGTATTTTAGATATCACCAGTTTCAGATAAAGTTTTTGCATTTTATCTGTTTGAATTATTTGTTTCATAAGCGGATTTTTCTTGAAACCAAGACGAACCTAAATGTATAGATTTGGATTCATTATGACATATTGTTATATATTTTTCTGAATATCTAATACCAAAATCAGCCTCTAAACAGTCATTTAATCTAAATTTTTCGATTGTTTTTATTTTTCGCATATCCATAACACAAGGCTGCAAACCAAATCCAGCGTAGTTAATAAATTGTTCAAAATAAGGAAATCCGTATTCGATTGAACCTTCTTGGCTGCGAACTGTATCATAAAAAACAATTTCTGCACACGGCATACTCTTTATGTAAGGCCACACCCAATAATTTTTATTTTTAGAGTAATCTATAACTAAATTATATTTTTCTAAATATTCTTTTGGAAAATCTCTTTTTGTTTGAGATATATTTACGATGCCTACGTTTTCATCTCTTTTTAAAATATCAACCAGCTCAAATATATAAAATGGTTTAGTAATTAATCTATCATCTTCTAAATGAAAAACAAAATCTGTTTGAATATCATCGTACCAATTTTGCATTATGTAAGCATGTCGATATTTTGTAGGTATTTCAGAAAAATATTTATAACAAACATTGGTATTAGGAAATAGAGTTGCAATAACTTTTTCCATTTCAAATCTATCTTCGATTTTAGAATTATCGTCGTAAATAATTATTTGACTTATAGAATTTTTATCTAAACAAAATTCGTGGAAAGAATTGATAGTTTTTTTAAACAAATGTAATCTTTTGCAACAAGTCATAGTTAGCGTAACTCCTTGAATATCAAGGTTTTTTGTATTATTAATTACAGTTTTTATCGTCATCGTCTATAATATTTATTGAAGCAGAGATTTAAATATCATTTCATAATTATCGCATTGTTTTTGAATTGTGTATCTATTTATTGCATTAAGATAACAATCATTCGGAGAAATATTTTGTATGTTTAAAATTGCATTAACTAAATTTTTAGGGCTAAAACATCTATAGCCTGTTTTATTTTGTATAACTGTTTCTGTGAAACCGCCGAAATCTGTTGTTACTGTTGGTGTCCCAGAAAACTGCGCTTCTATTACAGTCCAATTGCATGGTTCAATAAATAAGCTCGGTGCAATTAAAAATTTTGCGTTACTTAATAATTCTTTTCTTTTTTCTGGATCAACAAAACCTATGAATTTACAATATTTTGTATCTGGTAGTTTTAAAATATTAGGACCGGCAAATATTATTTCTTGTTTTATATGATTACAAATATCATAAGTTAATCGAGCGCCTTTTTCATTTATAATTCGACCTAAAAATAAAGCTATATTAGATTTTTCTGATTTATATTCAAAATCGTTTTTATTAAAACCAGGATAGTTAATAAATTCGCGTCCAAAATCAACAATTGATGAATAATTTCCATGTAATTTATGTTGCTGACTTCGCGTTTCAAATATTCTTACTGGAGCAAACATACTATCATAACCGATGCTTGGTTCAATTACTATGGCTTTTTCATAAAAATTTTCAGCACATTTTAGATTGCCAAATCCAAACCAGCATAAAATAAATTCATTCTTAGATTTTAACCGTTTATTAATTTCTTTATGGCAATTACTATTAAATATATTACAGGCTTTATTATCAACATGTTGATCGTAACCGTTTGTTCGCCAAGAATTTAAATCACCATAAGTTTCTCTAAGAATATCATCGTCAGTAACTGTTATATGTTCAGTACAATTTACTACAGAATCTTTATGGCCATAATGATATACTGTATGTCCTCGTTTGGTCATTTCATCACAAAATTTATATACTTTTTGAGTAAAAGCGCATAAAGAATATTCTTTACGAGTTGCTGTATATGGAACACTTAAACAGTGAAATATCACATTTATTGTGTAAATATAACTGAAGTATGTCTAGTAAAAAAAAGAAAAAACATATCAAACACGAAATCGATGAAAGCGTAGAAGATAATTTCTTCAAGCATATAAAATTAAACATCAAAGATTTCAAGTTAACGGAAAAACAAAAAAACATCGTAGCAAAGGCATTCGATAAAAATACAAAAATAATATTTATAAATGGACCCGCAGGATCGGCTAAAAGTTTCATTAGTGTTTATTGTGCTCTTCACTTATTTAATACTGGAGCACATTCTGAAATTAAATATATTCGTACAATAGCTGAATCTGGAGAAAGAGCATTAGGAGCTTTACCTGGAACTGTTGATGAAAAGTTTAATCCATTTATGATACCTTTGTATGATAAATTGGATGAGTTGATTCCTTTAAATCAAACAAAATATCTTGAGCAGCAAAAACTAATTGAAGCTTTACCTGTTAATTTTCTTAGAGGCGCTACTTGGAAAGATATGATTGTATTAATTGATGAATGTCAAAACTTTTCAACTAAAGAATTAATAACAGCTATAACACGTATTGGCGAAAATACAAAAATGTTTATTTGCGGCGATTCTATGCAATCAGACGTTGGAAATAAATCAGGTTTTATGAAAATATATGATATCTTTAATAATGATGAAAGTCGTGATAAAGGAATTTTTTGTTTTGAATTTAACGAAGAAGATATTTTAAGAAGTGAAATATTAAAATATATTATACATACATTAAAGAAATTAGATAAACCGCCTATACACTAATATAATAGGTGTATGGGAAATATTTATTGTACCAGCTGTGGTACTAAAAATAATTTGGGCGCTAAGTTTTGTTTCAATTGTGGCAATCAAATTGGCGCTTCTGCTTTGCATAGTAATCAACAGCAAATCAAGAAACCTTCAGTTCGTTCACCTGAATACGATGAAGATGGTTTGCCAACTACATTTGTTAAACCAAATAGATTAAGTTACGAAATAGAAAAATCAAAAAGTAAATATTCTGTTTCAGAAATCATAAGCGTTCCACCTTCCTCGGAACGCATGAATTATAATCTTAATAGTGATTTTAAAATACCTTCTAGGGAAGAATATCTTAAACAGTCATTATCTGAATGTCGGCCTTCTAGAAATCCCAAAGACATAGATGAAACGCAGCAATAAAAAAAAATTTGAGGAAATGTATGAAACAATTGATAAAGTCATCAAGAAACGCCGAAACAAATGGAAGCTAAAAGCAATCACTTGGTTTGACTTTGAAGATATTGAGCAAATTATTAAATTGCATATATATAGAAAATGGCATTTATGGGATCAATCTAGACCTATTGAACCTTGGATTAATCGTATAGTTACGAATCAAATAAAAAATATAATACGTAATAATTATACCTCTTTTGCGCGTCCATGTTTGTCTTGTCCATTTAATCAGAATATTGGTGGCGAATCAGGCGATGAATTTTCCTGCGGTTTTACAAAAAGCAGAAAGCAATGTGATGAATGTCCATTATATGCTAAATGGGAAAAAGTTAAGAAAAGCGCATATGATGTAAAAATGACAGTAAGTTTGGAAAATCATAAAAATTATCATTTTGCTTTTGAATCTTCAAGAGATCATGATTATTTAGATGCTGAATATAAATTGCATGATCTAATGAAGAGTCATCTTAGCGATAAACATTTTTTTATTTATAAAATGTTTTTTATTGACAATTTAACTGATGATCAAGTCGCTAAAATACTAAGATTTAAGACTTCAGAAAAAGGAAGAAAAGCGGGTTATAAGCAGATTAAAAATTTAAAAAAGATGTTGTTTTTAAAAGCACAATTTCTTTTAGGGGAAAACGATATATTTAACGAATAATATGTTAAACGAAGAACAAACTAAATTTATTGCACAAAAAATTGAACAAGGATATAATGATTATGTTTTAATCGCAAACATGCTTCATAATCGACAGGATCTAACTGGTCGATCTAAAGAAGCAAAAGAAGTGAGAGATTATTTAGTAAATAGTGGGTTTCTCGCAGGTAAAAAAGATAAACCTAAAGCAGTAACAACTGATATTCTTAGTTCTACTCAATATGAGTTTATTGACCAGAATATAAAAACAGGAATAACTCCAAAACAAATCACAGAACTTTTATTTAATGAAAAGTTTCAAGGAGTCCAAAATTTAAATATATTCATCACCCCAGAATATCGCGCTGTTCATAAATATGTAAAAGAAAAATATCCAGACTTTTTAGTAGATAATGAGTCTGGTGTTAATGAACGTTATTCTATACCGCGTTCTATTAAAACAGTTATCAACAAAGTAAATAGATGGTGCGGCCAAGAGTTAAGTGAAGAGAAACTTTCTTTGCAACATAGAAAATATATGGACAAATTATTAACTTATTTAGCCAGTCCACGTTTTGTTGGTAATTATGATTCATATACTAGCTCTACAGACAAAGAATTGTTTGAGGCGGAATTTGTAAGATCAGTATGGGATAAACCTGATCTAACAATTGATGAAATTAATTTATATATTAATGTTTGTATGGATTATATTAATTTGCGGCAAATTGATATTAAAAAGAATAAAGTTAATGAAATGTTTAACGATACTCAAGATCAAAAAGATCTTACTATACGTTTAACTGAAATTCTAAAGACCATTAGCGAAGAATATAATCAATGTGCACAACGCATAGATAAATCTATTCAAAAGCTTAACGGCGAACGTTCAAGAAGAGTTGAACAACATCAACAAAAAAATGCTTCTATTATTAATCTTGTAGAATTATTCCAAGATGAAAATGAAAGAAAAATGATGATTAAAATAGCTGAAATGCAAAAACAAGTTGTTAAAGAAGAGGCTAATAGGCTTGAAAACATGTCTGCATGGAAAGCTAGAATATTAGGAATTACAAAGGAAGATGCTATATGATAGATCACGAAAAGAAATGGTTATTAGTAGAAGATAAATCTAGATTTTTTTATGAAAAAGATTTTAAAAATGTTCTGACTGATACAAGTCATCATTGGTATGATTTCTTTTATAAAGAAATGTATGCGCTAGAATTTTCTCCAACAAATTGTATCTATGAAAGGGACAACTGCATAATCGAACCAGATGACGTAGTAGTAGATTTAGGAGCTAACGTTGGATTCTTTAGTGATTATGCGGCTAAAAAATGTAAAAGAATTATTTCAGTAGAAGGTGGAGATGGGTTTTTTGCGTGTTTAATTAAAAACACTTATCACAATACAAATATTGAATATCTTAATGCAAATGTAGTTTCAGAAACTTCTAAAATAAATCGAACTTGGGCTAATCCTTCTAAAATAAATGTAACTATATCTGACATATTCAATTTATATAATTTAGAAAAAATTGATTTTTTAAAGATCGATATAGAAGGCTCTGAATACGATATATTTAGAGATATAGATAAAAATATTTTATCTAAAATCAGAAAAATAGCAATTGAAGTTCACGATCCAAATAGAAATAATGAATTAATTGCTAATATAAATAAAAATAGATTATTTTATTTTGATTGGTTTTTAGGGTCTCACACTCAAACTACTTATTATTTTTCTTAATTTTAAATATGATATGCGCTATATGTAATGAATCTTTTATAAATGATAAATGCTTTCATGCTCATTTAAAAAAGCATAGTCTTTATCAGGCTGAATATTATTGTAAATATTATCCAAGATATTCTTTTTTTTATAAAAAACAAATTCCATTTAAGAATAAGAAACAATATTTTGAAACAGAATTTATTGATTTGAATGAATTTTTGCAATGGGAAAAATCACAACCTCAAGAAGTCGTTAAATCTAAATGTCTGGAAATAATTTCTGAACGTATTAAGGAAAAGAATTATGCTTATGCACCTTTTCATAATGAAATTAAAACATTAGCTTTGCCACCTATAAATATAATTAAAAAGCATTTTGGTTCATATAATACATTTTGCAAAGAATTGAATAAAGAACCAGTATTTAATAAAAATATAATATCAGATTTTAATAATGTTGATTTGCAGAATGCCACTATATTAATTGATACTAGAGAACAAATGCCATTAGAGTTTGCTAATTCGCGTATTGAAAAATTATATGTTGGCGATTATTTATTAGAAAATAATACATATAGTTATACTTTTGTTGACAGAAAAAGTGAATCAGATTTTCTAGGAACAATGGCTTCTGGATTAAGTAGATTTGAAAGAGAGATAGAAAAAGCAGTGGGATTAAACAGTTATTTATTTGTAGTTATCGAATCTACTATAAATGATATAAAATATAATCATAAAAAATATAATCGCAGAACAAGTTTAGAATATGTTTTTCATAATATGCGTTATTTAACTCATAAATATGCGAGACATATTCAATTCATATTTACAGGTAATCGCGAAAAATCTTTAGATATTATACCGAAACTTTTATATCATGGTAATAAGTTATGGCAAGTAGATATACAATACTTTTTAGATTATGAGCTGGGAAACCGGGAGCCAGAAACAAAAAAAGAATTACTTGATCACAAATGAAGAGCTTCTCCAAAAAGATGGTTACATAGAAGAAAGAGAAGCTAAATTATTATTTTATCAGTTCTTAAGAAATAATATTACATTCTCAACTGATTTAATTACTGGAGTTAAATTGTTTCCTTTTCAACATATGGCTATTAAAGGCATGTTGGAAAGCGATTATTTTTTGGGAGTTTGGAGCCGTGGTATGAGTAAGTCTTATACTACTGGTATTTATGCTGTATTGGATGCTATTTTGAATCAAGGTATCGAAACCGGAATTTTGTCTAGATCGTTTCGTCAGTCTAAAATGATATTTAAAAAGATTGAAGATATTGCTGCAAAGCCTGAAGCTTATTTATTAAAACAATGTATAACTCATGTATCTAAAAGTAATGATGAATGGGTTATGGAAATTGGTAAAAGCAGAATAAGAGCATTGCCATTAGGCGATGGTGAAAAGCTTCGTGGTTTTCGTTTTCATCGTATTATTATTGACGAGTTTTTATTGATGCCTGAACGTATTTATAATGAAGTCATTGTTCCATTCTTGTCTGTTGTGCAAAACCCAACACAAAGAGAAGAACTTTATAATCTTGAAACACAATTGATTGAAAAAGGCGAGATGAAAGAAGAAGATCGCTATCAATGGCCTAATAATAAATTAATTGCATTATCTTCTGCATCTTTTAAATTTGAATATTTATATAAGTTGTACGAGCAATATGAAAATTTAATTTTTAATCCAAAAACTAAAGATACTACTAGACGTTGTGTTATGCAATTTTCTTATGATTGTGCGCCAACACAATTGTATGATCAAAATTTGATCAATCAAGCAAAAGCAACGATGAGTGAATCTCAGTTTTTAAGAGAATTCGGAGCACAATTTACAGATGATAGTTCTGGTTATTTTAAAATTTCTAAAATGGCTCTTTGTACTATACCTGATGGTGAACAGCCTTCAATTGAAGTAGCGGGTCATGCAGAGGACGAATATATAGTTTCTGTTGACCCTTCTTGGTCAGAAACTGAATCTTCTGACGATTTCGCTATTCAAGTGTTGAAGATAAATAGAGAAAAACAAATATCAACTCTTGTTCATTCTTATGCTTTATCTGGTTCATCATTAAAAGAACACATCAAATACTTTTTATATATACTACAAAATTTTAATGTTGTTGCAATATGTATGGATTATAACGGTGGCGTTCAGTTTATGAATTCTTGTAATGAAAGCGAGCTTTTTAAAGATGCTAAAATCAATCTAAAATCAATCACAACAGAATTTGAGCGTCCTGAAGAATATGCTCAAAACTTATATTCTGCTAAAATGGAATATAACAAATCGGAATATAAATATGTATTTTTAAGAAAGCCAACTTCTTCTTGGATACGTTTAGCGAATGAAATGTTGCAAGCTAATTTTGATCATCGTCGTATATTCTTCGGTAGCAGAGCAATTGATGACAATTTCAGAGTACAAACTAAAAAAAGAATTGGTATTACTAATTTAAAGTTTTCTAATTCATTAGATTCAGAAAAAGAAAATGAAGAAGCTAAAATGATTGATTTTGTTGAGCATTTAACTGATATGATTTTATTAACAAAAACAGAATGCGCACTAATACAAATTACTACTTCTGCTCAAGGATTGCAGAATTTTGATTTACCAGCAAACTTAAAACGTAAAACCGGTCCAGATAAACCTAGAAAAGATAGTTATTCAGCTTTAGTATTAGGTAATTGGTTAGCAAAAATTTATTTTGATATGGAAAATACTCAAGTTGATAATGTTATGGAAACTTTTGAGCCGTTATTTATTGCATAAAATTAATGTTTAAAAGTCACTTTTAAAGTTACAATGTGTAACTATTTATATCATGAGCCGTAAATATACAAAGAAGTCAGAATATTGGAGCAAATTTTCTAAAGGAACAGAAGATCAATCGGCTCCATTAGAAGATTTGATTAGAGATTATTCTGAACCTACTTTGGTTGGTGAGCCTTTTTATAATCATGATGCTAAAGCTTCTTACGAAAGATCACAAAATACAGATAATCCTACAGGTATTCGTCGTAATTTAGCTTACGTAGGACCAAAAATTTATCGTTATGCTAACATTCGAGAAGGTTTATTGCCCTTTGAGACTTCTATTAATGGTTACAATATTCGCGATGCAATTGAATTATGTCAAAAAGCTTATGCAAATGTAGCTATTTTCAGAAATGCTGTTGATATTATGTCTGAGTTTGCTAACGCTGAAATATATTTAGAAGGTGGAAGTCAAAAAGCAAGAGACTTTTTCACAAAATGGATGAAATATATAAAGATTTGGGGAATTAAAGATCAATATTTTCGTGAGTATTACAGAAGTGGTAATGTTTTCTTTTATAAAATAAATGCGAAGTTTGATATAAATGACTTTCAAAAGATTTTAGAATCTTATGCTACATATGATGGTCAATCTTATACAACAGATGTTTCATTATTGCCTTATCCAAGTAATTATGATGTAAAAAATCAAATACCTGTTTCTTATACATTATTAAATCCATATTATGTTACTGTAAATAGAACAAGCTCATGGAAACAGATGTTATATCAAAAGATTTTGTCTGAATATGAATTAGAAAGATTAAGGACTCCAAAGAATGATCATGATAAAATGATCTTTGATCAATTAGATGATCAAACAAAAGATAAAATCAAGAATGGTCAATGGGCGCGTGATGGTTTAAAGATTCAATTAGATCCAACAAATGTTATTGCTTCATTCTATAAAAAGCAAGATTATGAGCCATTTTCTATTCCATTTGGTTTTCCAGTTTTAGATGATATCAACTTTAAGCTTGAAATGAAAAAAATTGATCAAGCTATTTGTAGAACAATTGAGAATGTAATTCTATTAATTACTTTAGGTACTGAACCAAGCAAGGGTGGCATTAATCATAAAAACATTAAAGCCATGCAAAGCTTATTAAATAATCAATCAGTTGGTCGCGTACTTGTTGCAGATTATACAACAAAAGCAGAATTCATTATTCCTGATATGAATAAAGTTTTAGGATATGAAAAATATCGTATTGTTAATGAAGATATTAAAGAAGGTTTGCAAAATATTTTAATTGGATCTGAAAAGTTTGCTAATACTACTGTTAAAGCTCAAGTATTTTTCGAAAGATTAAAAGAATCAAGAAATGCTTTTATAAATGATTTTCTACAACCTGAAATTGAAGGTATATTCAAAAATCTAGGATTTAAAGGTAAATGTCCTAAAGCAAGATTCGAAGAAGTTTCGATAAAAGACGAAACTCAATTTAATCGTGTTGTTACAAGAATGATGGAATTAGGAATATTGCCACCAGAAGAAGGCATTAAGGTTATCGAAACTGGTATTTATCCTACATCAGAAGAATTAGTTGCTGCTCAAGAAAAATTTGTTCAGCAAAGAGAACAAGGTTATTACAATCCAATTGTTGGTGGTGTTCCAATGATTCCTCCTCCGATTCCCGGTATAGCGGCTAGTCAAGTCCCAGTTAAAAATCAAACACCTAACACAGCAGGTCGTCCAAAAGGAACAACTAAAGCTTCTGTTTTTGCCAAAAACGCAATTGCTAAAGTCATGGATGAATCAAAAACATTAAATGGTTTAGTTGAAGCGGGGTTAAAAAAGAAATATAATAAGAAATCATTAAGTGCAGAACAGAAAAAATTAGCAACAGGTATTACTGAAGCGATTATTACTGGAACTGAATTTAAAGATTGGCCTAAAACTGCATCTTCAGTATTAAATGATCCTACTGCGTTAGATAAACTAGGAATACTAAATTCTATTCAAGAAATGGCTGCCGAGCATCAATTAGATACATATTCAGCAAGCTTATTATATCACAGCACTAAGTTTTCCGTGTAATATTATACTATATGTCAAGCGATCTTTATCGTTATAAAACTAAATTTGATAACATTGTTACAGCTTCATTGAATTTTGATCAAAATCCATTGTTGTCTGTTGCTTCATTAGATGGTTTAAAAAGTTTAATTCCTAATAGTGTTAACTTAGATAAGAATATTGATCTTGTCGGCGCTGCGTTTAACGCTGCTGTAGTAAATCGTTTTAATAAAAACGGCGATGGTATTAATACCGATACAGCAATTGCTTTTAAGAAATATTTTATCCATAAACCTACAAATATCGAACATAAGAAAACAAGAGTTGTTGGTCATATTGTTAATTCTGCTTTTTCATCTTATGGTGATAATCAATTATTATTTGAAGACGATGTTAAAGGAAAATTAGATCCATTCAACATTGCTTTAGCTGCTGTTGTTTATAAAACAGTTGATCGTGATTTTGCTGATGCCTTAGTTAATTCTAATAATCCTGATTCTCCATTATACCAAAAGATTAGTGCAAGTTGGGAAATTGGTTTTAATGAATACGCAATTGCAATTGGTAGTATGGATTTAAAAAATGCTGAAATAATTACTAAACAAAATCAAATAGAAGAATTTAAGAAATTCTTAAAAGGTTTCGACGGTCCCGGTACTTTAAATGATGGTACTCCAGTTTACAGATTAGTAACTGGCAGAATTTATCCATTAGGCATTGGATTTACTACGAATCCAGCTGCTGATGTTCAAGGTGTTATTATCGATAATGAAGAAGAAAATGAAGTTGAAGAAGATACAGAAGCAGAAGTTTTAGAAATCGTTGAATCAATTGAAATCGATACACCTAAAAAAGTAATAGTAGATAATTTTTCACAAAATCAAAATAATACTGTAAATATTACCAAAAATAAAGTTATGGATTTAGACCAAATATTATCCGCGCTAAAAACAGTTCTCGCTGAAAAGCAAGAATCTGAAAAATTCAGTGAAGAAGCTGTTGCTTCTATTTCTGCAAAGATCGCTGAAAGCATCAAACTCAAGAACGACGAAATCAAAGCTGAGATAGCTTCTGCTGAAAAAGCAAAGCTCGAAGCCGTCGCTCAAGCCGAACAGTTCAAGAAAGATCTTGAAGAGAATAACAAGAAGCTAGCTGATTCATTAGCTAGATTGAATGAACTCGAAACCACAATGAGCGCCCAAGCCGCTCAAGAACTTTTTAATTCTAGAATGAATATTCTAGACACTGAATATGATTTTGATGATGTAGATCGTCAATTTCTCGCTAAAGAAATTAGCGCTTTAGATAAGTCAGATGAAGCTTTTGCTTCTTATAAGGATAAGCTAGCAGTAGTTTATAGACATAAGAGCAAAGCTTTTAAATCTGATCAAGAAAAAGCTTTCCAAGACCGTCTCGAAGCCGAACTAGCTAAGAGAATGGGACAAGTAAAAACAGTAGCAAGCGAAGTAGTTGAAAAAACTGTTGAAGTCGAAACCGCTTTAGCTAATGCAAAGGCTGAAGATGCTGCTATACCCGCTCAAGGCATTGAGCCGACTGAAGAGAAGGTTTCTTGGAAAGAAAGACTTAGCAAGGCTTTCAGTAAGGAAAATATAACAGTTAAATTTTAAAACTATATGTCACTAAGATTATATCCATTTAGACAATATAGCGAACATGATGTTATTAACTTGTTCGCAAGCGACACTGTAGATTCCACACCATCAACAAATGGTAATGGTTCTGCTGGTGTTTTCGTCAAGGTATCAGCTGGTAACTTGGATCTAGATCCAATTACTTATGCTACAAACGATACAGTACTAGGTAAGACAGATTATCCTTTCTTGGGTGCTGCTCAATATCCTTCTGTACCTCTCACATTTACTGCGGCTACCGCTGGTGTTCCAGTTCTTGGTATTACGCTCAATCAATCTCTTCTAAATGATGAGAATGGTGAAAAGCTTCTTTATAATCCTATTAAGAGAGCTGAACTTCAAGCTGTTCTATCTGGTCAAGCTGTTCCTGTCGCTACTCGCGGTATTTTCACACTAGCTGATACAGCTATTGACTGGGTTGATGCTAGCATGACTGTTAATAATCACCTTATCATTTCTGCTAACGCTGGTAAGGTTTCCGGTCTCGCTGCTTCCGCAGTATCACCACTCACCGGTACTACAAGCATCGTCGGTAGAATTCTAGCTACTGGTCAACGTGTTTCCCAAAATGGTAAGAGCGATTATTTCGCTGGTGCCACAACAGGAAAATATGCTCTCGTTCAAATCGACTGCGTTACATCTTACGTTGTCTAATATCCAACTTAACATAATATGAAAATCGTTTTAAAGAGAACAGACGAACAAGTCGAACTAATCAAAGCATTAGCTTCCAAGAATCGTGAAGTAGCCTATGAAGCTCAAGTAGCTTTGGCTGAATTCATTGGTCCTGTTTTGGCTGAAGTTATCAATAATGCTCCTACTGTTTCTAACTTGTTTACAAGTCTTCAATTCAACGCCGAAGATAATCCCTCCATTCCTTTGGATCTATATTATGATATCTTCGATGAAGATTATATCAAAGTTTACAGCCAATCTGTAGCTGGTGGTCTTCCTCAGAATATCGTACAACCTTTGGCTTCTGAACTCAAGATCGCTACTTATCGTTTGGACAGTGCTGTCGCATTCGATAAGAAGTATGCTGCTAAGAGCCGTTTAGATGTTGTTAGCAAATCTTTCACTCGCGTAGCTCAAGAAGTTATGCTTAAGCAAGAGAGAACTTCTGCTAATCTTCTAATGACAGCTCTCGCTGCTGCTTCAACTGGTAATTCTTCTACAGCAGCTGATAACTATCATGTTTTCCGCTCTGCTGCTCCTGGTAGATTTGTTTTGAATGACTTGAATAAGTTGTTCACAAAGATCAAGAGAATCAACGCTTCATTCGTTGGTGGTACTCCTTCAGGTGCTCGTCGTGGTTTAACAGATCTTATCGTTTCACCCGAAATCATCGAAGAAATTCGTGGTATGGCTTATAACCCCATTAACACACAAGGTTCATTAGCTAAAGGTGGCACAGCCGCTGGCTATGCTGCTAATCAAACTGGCGGTAATAACGGTGTCGTAGCTACAGACGCTATTCGTGATCAAATCTTTAGCCAAGCTGGTATTCCTGAATTCTTTGGTGTTTCCATCATGGAAGTTCTAGAATTCGGTGTTGGTAAGAAGTTCAACACAATCTTCAGCACAGTATCTGCTGGATACAGCTATGCTGATAACTATGCTCTACCTGCAAACGGTGGTACTGCCAGAGCTATTCAAACAACCGAACAAGTTATCGTTGGTCTCGATAGATCCCGCGATTCTCTCGTTCGTGCTGTCGCTGTTGATTCTGACACTGGTTCCGAATTCAATCTTATCGCTGATGACCAATATACATTGCGTCAAGGCAAGATTGGTTACTATGGTGCATTAGAAGAGGGCCGTATGGTTCTCGACAACCGCGCTTTAGTCGGTCTAATCGTCTGATATAAATTAAATCATCAAAGAGCCATCCGAAAGGGTGGCTCTTTTTTTATTTAAATATATCATTATTTTACTATTATCTTATATGGCTAAAAAGACCAAGAAAAATACAACAAAGAAGGTTGAGTCAAAAACAGAAATTAAAGCTACTGAAAATAAATCACAGCTAGATAATTTAATTTTAGCAGATGGCAAGAAGAAAGATGATCCTGATATTCAAAAGGTAAAAGAGCTTGAAGAAATTTTAGGCATCAAAAAAATGAATCCTTTTGGCACTTCTAATTTAGAAGTATTTAAGGAAAAATTAGCGGAGATGACAATGCTAGATTTACAAAATATGTGTGAAAAGTTAGGCATATTTGGTAGTGGATCAAGAATGGAATTAAAAGAAAAATTACTCCGTCAATTCAAGCAGCATTCTCGCGGCACGATCTCAATGACAACACAAAATCCAGCTTTTAATTTAGATCCAAATAATCCTGAACATGCAAAAACAATTCGAATATTAAAAGAGATTTAATATTTATTATCTTTTAACAAACCTCCATCGCAAGATGGGGGTTTTTTTGTCACTTTTTTTAAATCAAGTGTAAATTATTAAAAATGGCTACTCAATTATCGGTAATTAGAGGCGATACTTTATGCACTGAAACGGTTACTATTGTTGCAGAAGATATTGATTTTACGAATTTTACATGCACCGGACAAATTAGACCGCATCCAGATGGTAATTTATTATATACATTTGTTCCAACAATAATTACTGGTGTCATGGGAACAGGTCAAGTACAGTTTAATATACCATCATCCGTAACAAAATCATTTCCTCCAATTAATTTATATGGAGATATACATTATTATGCAACTGGTTTTGATGATCGTACTTTTTTAGAATTTCGCCTTAATGTTTTGCCAGATGTAACACATATTTAAAATGTCTAATAATATAAATATTACATTAGAAAGTTGTAACAAAAATATTGATGTAACTTTAACTAATAAAAAAGAAATTATTAGTGAAGTTATACCTATAGGTCGCGCAGGAAATGATGGTTCTTCTGGTTCATCTGGATCTTCAGGAACAAGTGGTAGAGATGGATCTTCTGGTTCATTTGGTACAAGTGGATCTTCTGGAACTAGCGGTAACAGTGGATCAAGCGGATCTTCTGGTTCATCTGGTTCATCAGGAACAAGCGCATCTTCTGGAACTAGCGGCAACAGTGGATCAAGTGGATCTTCTGGAACAAGAGGTTCTTCTGGAACAAGTGGATCTTCTGGTTCATCTGGTACAAGTGCATCTTCTGGAACTAGCGGTAACAGTGGATCAAGCGGATCTTCTGGTTCATCTGGTACAAGTGCATCTTCTGGAACTAGCGGTAACAGTGGATCAAACGGATCTTCTGGTTCATCTGGTACAAGTGCATCTTCTGGAACTAGCGGTAACAGTGGATCAAATGGATCTTCTGGTTCATCT